GGCCAGCGCATCGCGCTCAGCATCACCAAAGTCGAGGTCTACCGTGTAGCGACCTTCCGTGCCACCTGCCGAGATCGTGCCCCTGCCCATCGCTACCGCTCGCCGACGTCCATGTAACTGTCGTAATCGTTTGAATAGTAATTGATGTAATCAACGATGAACGACGTCGTTTCATCAACGTACGCTCGGTGACCCGGCCTAAGGAGCCAGTCGATCACACAGCGTATCCGCATCTGCCCGTTATAAACGCTCACCGAACGCACCCCGGTCAAGGTGCGATCGTAAATGGCCGGAGGTTCTTCATCAACCACGAGGGCAGCGCCATAGCCGCTGATTGTTGCCGTGTAATTTCGTGCTCCGCGATCGTACGCAATCTGCTCGATTGGTGATCGAACCATTTCATGCTCAAACGTTTCGCCCGCGGTGTTCTTTGCTGCACGATATACAACGAACTCTGTTGCGGCGTCGATGTACTCTGTCCACCTAAAGCAGGCTGGAACGACACACTGCGCGTAGCACGACTGATCGACTTGCTGCGTGGACTGCCACGATGAAATCGGAACGCGAACGACACCGGACGGTGTTACGAGGTCCATGACGTAGCGAGTCGGGGACGTGCCGACTTGGCCTGTAAAGTCATGGAAGCCGAGGACCCCGACGTTCTCCGTAAGCGGGCTGTCTACTACAATGACAGCAGCGCGGTGTACGTCCCCTAACACCGCCACAGTCTCATTCAACGGGCTGCTGACTTCGATCCAGCCGAGGATCGTAATCTGGCCGAATAGCGCGGGCGCCCCGAGTGGACCGTCCACCTCGACCCAGCCGTAGACTGGTGCCCGCGCCAACACCGACGGGGCGCCGAGGGGGCCACTATCATCCGACAGCACGCCTTCGGGGGTAATCGTCGCAACCGTGATGCTCAGTGTCGTGTTAACACCGGCCGAGTGCTGCGCGACGAGCACCTGCTGCACAACGGTTGTCGATGTCGTCTCGACCATCTCCGTCATGTAAATCGGCGTCGAACTATCGACCGCCAGCCCGACGAACTCAATGCTTTGCGGCGTTATGCGTATCGCCGCGTGGTAACGCGAAGTCGCGGAGTTGTACCGCTCGTGGTATGCGTAAATGATCGTGGTCGTGCCGCTGCGCTGTATCTTGCAGCCTAACGACTTCAGGTCATTCGCGGGGTGGTAACTCAGCAGAAGTGTCGGCCTCGAGGTCAGGCCGTACATTCGAGAAATGTTGGAGACCGTATAGCTCGTGCTGGTCGTGTTAGCCGGCGCTGTTCGGTAGAAGCCGAGTGCTGCCTCGGACGAAAACATCAGCCCGGTCGATCCACCCTCGAAGAAGGTGTTCGCTAGCAATGCGCTAAAGCCCGTGTCGTCTGAGTCCAGCGCCTGTAGCGTCGTGACACCGGAAACACCGAGGTCTGCCGCCCATGCGGCATACGTATCCACGGGCGATGTAGCGCCCGTGCCGACCGTGTAGGTCAGTTGCTGGTTGCCACCAAAGACGACAGACGGCATACCCGAAACTCGCGCTTAACCGATCGTTGCCGAGATGACGTCGATTGGCCCACCAGCAAGAACGGTGAGCGTGTTCATCACGATCTTCCCTGACACCGGGGCGCTCCCGGCCTGCGCGGGGATTGCCAAATGAACATCGCCGTCCGAGTCGCAGATTTCGCCGTAAGCGATGGTGCCGCTGGCGTCCGCCGCGGTGTCTGGCCCAGCGATGGAAAGCGTGAGTTGCCCGGTCGTTCCGTGTACCGTCCCGCAAGGATCGGACAGCGGTACCTGACCCAAAAGAACGTCAGCGCTTGAGCGCAGCCGGATGAATCCGGCACCGGCGCCGCTGTCAATGAGATCACGAAAAGAGGTGTGCGCTGCTATCTTCGCGGCGGGGGAATACGTTGGTATTGACGGCACTGGCATGGTCGGGCTCCCTTAGACGGTTGAAAGTCGTTCAAGCACTAGCAATCGCAACGACGATCGATCCGCGCCTGGAACGTAGAGATCGGGTATCGCACTGAAGACGCCGTCGCGTGTGGAAACGGTGACGACGCCGTACAGCTGAATGAGACGATCGACTGCTGCGTCAGCGGTGGCGTTCGGGCGCCATAGCAGATCAATTTGCAGGTCAGCGTCTGCGTAACCAAAGTCATTAAACGCAGCTCCACCGTCCAGTGTCGGGATGCGATTTGTGCGGCGCCTCTTTTCCGGCGAGACGGTATCGGGCAGCAACTCGATCTGGATGAAACCGAGAGGATCAAAAGTTGGTGCTGAAAGATACGCGTGCATTTCAAATCCCCAGAAGCAGTTTCAGGCCTTGTTGATTGACACGAATCTGCACGGCCTTCAGCACTTCCCACATGAACGCTTCAAGGTGCGGCGCCAACCCACTGCCGTCGATCTTGATCATGCCATCACCTCGGAGCATCGCATCGGTCTGCGCACGCATGTTGGCGATGGTCGCCTCCGCAATTTGCTTTTGCAATTCAAACTCTTGCGCGCGCCATTGATTCTCCAACTCGATCTGATCGCGAATGTCCGACATCGCGCTCCAGCTCAGATTGTTTTCGTCCTTGAACAGGCCGAACAACTCGCCGAGCAGGTCGCCGGTCGACTCAATGCCGACGTTGATCGAATCGAATGCGGCGACAACCTGTTTGGCCTGAGCCTCAATCTGCGCGACATTGAGAGTGACGACGGCTTCGATGAGCTTGATGCGTTCGTTGCTGGCGATTTCCTCCAGCTTGATTTCGGCATCTTTCGTGTTCTTGGCTAACGTTATGAGTTGATCGCTTGTCAACTTAACGCCGGAGCCAAGTTGAGTCATGATGGCGGACGTTGACGACAAGTCCACCGACGCACTTTTAGACGCTTCGCCAGCGTCTTTAGTTGACGTCGCTACGCCACCGACCGCGTCTTTGTAGCCGATCACCTTCCCCGTCGCCGCGTCGACAACAGTCTCAACGCCCTTGATGCCTGTCTTTACGTTCTCGTTTGCCGTTGTGAGCTTGTTCGACTCCGAGGCTGTCTTTTCCGCCGCGGCGGCTTGATCGAGCATCGCCTTATTTGCAGCGCCGAACGGGTCCACCATCGCGTTGGCGACGCGGATCGAATCGCCCGAAGCCTCGGTGGCTGTGTCGAGGCTGGTTGCTGTTGAGGCTGCCGACTCACCAACACCGGTCAGTGCCTCTGCCGCTTTGGGTGCCGACGCGGCGAGCTCGTCCGTGTTGTGTGTCAGGTCGTAGATCAGTCCGCCCAGCGATCCGCTGCCGGTCATCTTGTCGACAACGTAATCGATACCGTCGGCCAGGACCGTCCCGACAGCGTAGCCCGCCGCGCCCGCCGCGCCCGCCGCGCCCGCGATACCGATCGCGCTGCCCAGCGTTCCCGCTGCAGTGGTCAGAACACCCATCGCTGTAGCACTGCTTGCGATGTTGACCGCGAGCGCGCCGAGCTTCGCCGTGCCGAGCAACGACAGGCCGGTGCCCAACGCTTCGATAGCGCCGCCGACGGAACCGATGGCCGGGAGTAGCGCCGTCATCACGTCGGCCAGGCCGAGGATGTAGCCGCCCGATTTCACTGTCTCAGAATTCAGGTTGCCGAAAGCCTGGATGAGTGGCATCGCCGCTTGCACAGCATCGCCCCACGCATCGACTATGCCAGCGCCGGCCGTGATCAGATTGCCAATTACATCAACCGCGGTCTGAATGGCCGCGCGCAAACCTTCAACAGACGTTAGATCGAGGTCACCAAAGATGCCGCCGAGTGAGTCCGCGAGTGTTTCGATCGCGCCGGCGAACTTGCCGAAGTCGACACCCTCTAGCGCTTCCGGAAGGGCGGCCGCAACGCCTTTCAAGAATTCGCTGATGCGCCCGGTTACGCCGTTGACCGCTGCAAAGACCTCATCGAACGCGCCCGCGTTAACACTGACGGTGAGCGACTTGAAGACGTCAGTGATGCTCGAAATAATGCCAGCGAATCCGCCTTCCAAACGCTGGCCAACCTCGATGAGCAGAACGTTGGCGTTGTTCTTTAGCGTCTGCGTTGTGTTCTCTAGCGTCTGCGACAGAGCCTTGTACGCGCCGTCGGTGACGCCAGCGGCCGTACTCATGTCGGTAAGAGCTTTAGCGTAAACACCGGACTTATCCGCGCCGAGTGCGGTGGCGGCCTTCAACGCCTCGATGCTCGTGAACAGCGTGGCCATTTCTGTCACGTTGCCGCCGGTCGCCTTTTGAACGTCGGCGAGAACGCCGCTCAGACCTTTTGACTCCAGGGCTTGCGCGTTGAACTGGATGCCGAGTTCCGCTGCTTTTTCCGCGGCCTCTTTCGTCGGGCTGATGATGCCGACGAGCGCCGCGTTAATGCCAGTCATCGCTTGCGATGTTGGGACACCAGCAGCGGTCAGTCCAGCGACAGCCGCGGCGACTTGCTCGAAAGGTAACTTACCTGCTGCAGCGGTTGCCGTGACCATGGACAACGACGTCGCTAACTCAGGTAACGTCGTTTGCCCGAGCTGGATGGTCTTGAACATCAAATCGCTGTACTTGCCCGCCTCGTCGGTCTTGGCACCGTACGCGTTCATCGTTCCGGTCAGCGCGAGCGTCGTGGCCTGTAGGTCGGCCTTGCCGGCGACGGATAATTTCTCCGCCGCGGTAACGAACTCGATCGACTTCTCCCACGCAACACCGGCGGAGACTGCGGTGTAGATCGCCCCGTTAATGTCTTCAATCGATTTTGTGGAGGTGGTTGCGTAGTTCTTAATGCTCGTCTCGAGCTGCGCAACCTGGGAGTCCGTGCCGCCGAACAGTGTGCCGATCTCGGCTACTGCCCCACCAAACTTGCCGGCCTCGAGAAGTGCTGCGCCACCGAACGCGAGGCCGAGGGCGACAACCGCGGTGTCGACTTTCTTGATCGTATCCGCCGCCGCATTAAGCGGAGCGATGGCGTCCTTAGCGCCGTCGGCGAAGCTCTTGATGCCAGCGCCGACCGATTGGAGCACACCCGAGGTGTTGTCAATCGCCCCGAATATGATCTCAATCGTCTTCTGGACATCAGCCACTTATCTGCCCCTTGTTCTCGTAGTACCACGCCCAGAGGCTAATTTCGTCTTGCGTTAGATAGCCCTGCGGGAACATGTCGGGGCGATGCTGGTAGAGAAACCCTCCCCGCAACTCACATAGCTGAAGACTCGCTATTGTGGAGCGATCGTTTGCGAGGAGGGTTGCGATTTTACCCGGCTGGACCCCTGGCCCGTGAGCAGACCAATCTTGTTCGTGACCTCGTAGAATTCAATCGGACAAACCTCCGCGATCTTGGCAACGTCGGCGTGCGTCAGTACAGGTTCGACGCACCCGTGCAACAGCATCTCCATGCGCTTTGCAATTTCGCCTGGCGTATCGGACGTGAGGCCGAGCGCCTTGCGTATGGTGTCGATCTGGTCTTTCTGCGTTGTGATCGCCTTGACCACAGCCTCGACGGCGTTCTGTCGTGTCCCGGCCTCATTGGCTTTGTGCAACTCATTCGCAGTAAGACCGCGGATGACCAACACCGGCTCCGCGCCGTCGGCAAAGAAGTCTGCCAACGGCGGGACCGGGTAACGTTCAGTTCGCGGCTCGAACTTGGCAGCCGCGAACTTGTCGGACAGGAAGGCGCTCACGAAACTTCACGCGCCGTCGTTTGCGCACTGATCGTGCAGGCTGCTTGAATTTGATCGGCTGCCGGGAACGTGCGCGCGATGCCGAGCTTGCCCTGCGCCAGCAGATACGGGGTCTTGTAGCGATCGGGGTAGAACTTGAACCACAGCATCTCGTTCTTCAGTGTCACGAGCGAATCGCCGACGCCGTCGTTGAGGAACGCGGTGAACGAACCTTGTCCCAAGGTGCTGGAGGTGCTGCCGATCGTGCCGCCGTAGATTTGCGTCGACGTCACGCTGTGCGTCGTTTCCGGCGGCACGAAATCGGAGGCCAGCGAAACGTCGCCAAAGATCGGAGACGCGTACTGCGCATATACGGCTTTCGGCACCGAGGCGGTGTGGATCAGCGGCAGCGCATCCAAGAACGTGACAGTTCCGCCGTCGTAGTTGATGTCGTACAGCGGGAAGTCGGCGCGTTCACGATGCAGGCCGACGACTTGGAAAATCTGCTCCGCGGTAATGATGGCTGCGGTGTTCGAGGTCACGCGCACCTGCGCCACCTCGATCGAGCCGACAGGGATAAACGGAGGGCCACCAGCCGCGTTGCGCGTCTCAGAGAACGCCGACGTGGCGCTGTCCGTGCCAGCGACGACGACGATGGCGCCGCTTGAGTTCACGGTGATCGAGTTGATCTTTGCGACGGCAGTGGCGGGGCGGGTGATGGCAACGTCCGCCGCCGCGCCGACGGCGGTGACAACACCGGCCAGATTGCACGTCAGCGCTGACACGTCGACGTCATCGGTACCAGCCGCTGCGGCGGGGACAACGGCGCCGCCAGTCAGCAGTCCGTTGGGACGAACGATCGGCGCGTAGCCAGCCTTTCCGGACCACAGCGTAGCCGCACTCTCGAAGATTTTGTGATCGCCTGAGTCGGTGAGCGCGGCCATTGCGACAGCGTTCTGTCCGGCTTCGTATTGCAGTTTTGCATTTTCAGCAGTCGACATGACTATGCTCCTTCATTGGTTGATAAGCGTGAGAGGGTTGCTCGCCGTCGTTCGGTAGACAAACGTGTACGTGACAAGGGCACCGCACCAAGGACTCTGACCGTCGCCCACCTGCGGCGTTATTGTCAGCAGTTGAGAACTCCGAACGAGGCCGCCGAGCGTTAGATCGGGGTCGTCGGAAACGTTTGGATTCAAAGGCGATCGAACCATCGCAACAGCGATGTCGCCGGCGAGCTCCAGCGCCACGTCGGCAAACGGCCGGTCGCGCGTTTTGTCGTAATACTCAAGGACAACGTTGAGTTCGCGATCAACCCACCCGGCGCCCTTCAGGACCTGCGCATCAACGCCGGGCCAATAGTTCACTGCTGGCAGGTCTTCCTCGATGAACGGTTTCAGCGTGGACCGACGTATCCGGCCCATCGTGGTGTGGTACCCGTGCGCTGCTGTGATCAAGCCAAGGCGCGCCTCCACGGCGTCGAGGATCTGTTGTTGCGGCGTCACTGGAGTCCCTCCAGCAGCATCTTGTTAAGAGACCCGAGCAGCGGCGGAATCTCCGCTTCTGCCGCGTCCCGCATTCCGAGTTGAGGCTTGATTGAGACCTCCTTCGCGAAACGAAACTTCTGCTTCCCTTGGAGGTAAAGACCGAAGCCTTCGGGACCAACCATCACACGCCCACCGGCAGCGAAGACCATCGTTGACGTCATACGCATAACGCCGGCTGCTGTCTTGTTGTCGTCCGTTGGAATGTTCAGGTACGGACCGCCAGGGAGCCAGCGATACTTGTCGCGCGCCTTGACCGTACCCCCGAGCTCGTGGATACGTGCGTAGAGTGCCGTGCTGTAGACGCGCCCGCGGAGGTCCGTGAAGTCGGTGCCCTCGACTTTGGGGATGATCGATCGTGCCAGGTTGCCCGTGCGCGATTGCATCGGCGTCCCACGGAGGTTCCGCAGCACCCGCTCGTGTGTTGCAAACGTAGCGGTTGCGATCGCCGCCTTCGCTGCTTCAAACAAGTGGGCCGGGAGGATCGCCAGGAATCTGCCAACCTCGGTAGCGCCGATGACTTCAACGGATGCCACGTCACCACACCTTCGTCGTATGGACGAACGGGTCCAACAATCGTTTGACTTCTTTCAGCAACCCGAGTTCCGGCCAGCTTGTGGAACCACCATCGGTCGACACCGAGGTTGCGCCGATCGTATCCCGCCGCTGCCACTCGTGAAGGACCTGCAGCAGCGCCGCACGGTGCAGCGGATCGGGCCGGTCCTCATAGCCCCCGGTGTAGGTTACGGCCAGGGGTCCGTCAAACGATGCTGCCAGGATCAAGCCAAAGGCCCGAATTTGCGCCGCTTCCAGGGTCGGTGGGGTAGCACCACCATCCGTCGGAGTTATCGCAGCCACGGCCGAGACCGGCAAGGCCTTGAGGGGTACGTGAAACCCGTCGACCTCGACTGTTTCGGTGTAGGTATCGAGCTCGAACGCGCGCCCCGTGTAGCTCTCAAAAGCCTCGTAGACCGACGTCACAAGAACCTTCAGCGATGGGTACTCGTCTATGCTGGCCTTCTCGAGGCCGAGCATAGATTGGAGTTCGCTGAAGGTTACGAGTGTCAGCACGGCTAACGAGGCTCTTGATTACGTCGGGGTGACGCTCGTCTTGGGACCAGCGATCGCGACGCAGACACCGGCAGCATCGGCGACGTCGGAGGTCATCAGCACCTTGTAATAACGGCGGCGCGGATTGATCACGTGCAGAACTCCGAAGTCGCCGTCATTGGTAAGCGTCAACGCGTCGCTGGTGTTGCCAGCGCCGGCCACCTCGTCGGTCCAGTCGGTGCTGCCGTCTGCGCTGTGTTGCAGCTTGCAGACCACGTTGCCGCTCGTACCGTCCAGCGTCATCGCCAGGGCGAAAGCCGCGCTCAGGTACAGGCTCATGTCGATCGCCGCGCCGCTGTTGGCCCCGCTGGCGAACAGGCCCGCCGCGAAGTTCTCGGTGATGGCGAAGTTGCTTTTCAGATCATGCTTCATGTGTGTTCTCCGAAATTGGTTTCAGTGTTCGCGACGATTAGGAGGCCGCGATCTTCAGGACGCGGAACGCCTCGGGCATCACGACCTTGCCGCCGGTGCGACGCTTCACGATGAAACCGGTCTGGTCGTATTCGGCGTAACGTTCGATCAGGCGCTGGACCGTGATGCCGGCGCGGTCGCGAATCTTGTACCCGCTCCGGAAGTCGCCGAGTGCGATCGGGAACGCACCAGCGCCGATGTCGGCCATGCCTTCGGGGTTGATCAGCGGACGGCCCAGCAGGAGAGCCGGGGAGCCTGCCTGCACCGGGGGCTGCCACAGATAGACGCCATTGTCGTCTTTCAGCTGGCGCACGATACCTTCGGTCGTGCTGTTCATGGCCCAGGTCGCGTTGCGGCGATAGGTCTTCTTCAGCGCCTGCAGCATCGTGATCAGCGCGTCGACGCCGTTGTGGGTCGTATCGCTGAGCGCCGCGGCCACGCCGGAAATTGTGAAGTTCGCCAGCACGCCAGCGGACGACATGAGACCCTGCGGGGAGGTTGCACCGTCACCAGTGACGAACGCCGAGTCCTCGGCTTCCGCCACGGCGCGCGAGAAGGCCCCGTTGAGTTCGCCCCAGATATCGGCTTCGGCATCGTCCAGCGTGTTGTTGTGGATCAGCGTGAGGGCCTTCAGGTCGAAGATCGTCAGCGTTTCGCCGCCAGCGGTCAGGTCCTGCGGCGACACCGCCAGCGTTGCCACGCCCCACGCCACGGCTGGCTTCTTCAGCGACGGCATGTAGACGCGGTCACGTCCGGTCGTCCCGACCTGGCAAACGGGCCGCACCTCGGCGTCGTTGTACGCTGCCATGAGGACAGTGTTCTCCCAGGCCACCGGGACGAGGAAACCACCATCGGCGTCGGCGATGCTGGACAGCGCACGCTGCTCCTCCGGGGTCATCAGCGAGCGCCCGTTCTCTCCAACACCATAACGCAGAAACTTGACGAACGCGGCTTGGCGAACTTCGGTCTCCTTGTCGATCGGGGCACCGGCGTTGTTGGCCGGGCGCTGGGCCGCCTTCGCGGCGTCATCCAACTGCTTGCGCAGCTCGGTGATGTCGGCGTTCGCCTTCTCGATCGCGGCGACAGTCGTCGGATCGGGAGCGCCGGTTTTCGACGTCTCCTCGATCTTGCGATCGACGTACGACCGCAGCTCGGTCGTTGCGCGGTTGATTTCCTCGATGAGCTTGTTCATGTCCATGATCTTGTTTCCTTCAGGTAGTGGTTTTCAGGAAGTCAGGCTGGCGCGAAACGCCATCAGCCGACTCAGAATTTCGGTGGAGACGTCGGGTTCCTCGGAGGGCAAAAGGCCGCGAATGCGGGCGACTTCCGCTGGCTCCAAACCAGAACGCAATTCATCGCACAAGGCCTCGACCTTGGCGGCGCGCGCGACGTTGATCGCCTCGCGCACTGTGTCTGGGAGTTCACCCAGTTTCCTCATGTCGACTGCCGGTGTCCCCACGAGCAGTGACGTGACCTCGCTGAGAGTCAACGACGTGTTGGCGGCGAGCGCTTCCGGCGTCATGTTCTTCTCGGCGAGGTACTTGCGCGTCGCGATCTGAACGGGTGACCCGCGCAGGTCGCGCTGACTCAGCGTAACGAGTTCGTCCGTATAGGCCGAATACATGCTGGAGAATTCTGTGATGGCCGACGCCACGAGTTCCCTGACTTGATCGCCGGCGGACCCGCCGTACCAAATGTCATCGAGGGTTCGAAACAACGCCGAGAGAATCAGGTCGCCGCGGCGGCCCAACTCATAAGCGGAGTACGTTTCCTGGTATTGCTGAGCGCGTTGTTCTGCTGGCATAGCCCGAACTCCTGTAATGACAGCCTCGCTGTTCGCTTCGAAGATAACTGGGGACACTTCCATCAGCATGACTTCGGTGATCACGCGGAGGTTGTTGACCCACTTGTCTTTGACCGCCCGGAAGCCGAAACTGAACGTATCGATTGCCGCGGCTTTGATCAACTCAAACGTCTCTCGTGCCTTCGGGACACTGAGGACAAGCTGCCCACGGAAGAAAACACCGCGGTCATCTTCGCGCAATTCGATCGGCGTTCCGATGACTTCCTGCTGGTGGTTCCACAGAACCTTGATTCGGCTACCGCGTTCGCGCAGTGTCTTGGTGAACGCGCCGCGCTGAAACATCGAGCCGTAGGAATCGACAGTGTCCCAAACGGCGATGTAACCCTCGATGATTCCCTCATCGGTGGTGGCCCTGATTTCCCCGCTCGTGCTGCGATGTTCGATTTTCATGGTGCTCACTCCGGTGATTCTACATTAACGAACGAAATGAGGAACAAACTTTCTTTGAGTTAGCGCGGGACTGTCCAAATCAGGAACCACTGGCTTTCTTCAGTGCGAGTCCCTGTAGATCGTTCAGTCGGGACAGTCGCGTTTCTTCGGCCTCGTTGGCTCTGGCCGCGAGTTCTTCTGGTGTCAAACGTTTAAGCGTCATTTCCCCAGGCTTACTAACGAAACGCTGGAGACGTTTCTTCTTGGTTGTCGTTGGCATGTTTGTCTTCCTAAAGTGGTCTGAATGCGCCGATGCGGATCGTTAGAACTTTCGAGTAGCCGTACGTGTCATAGGCCTCCATGCTTGCGCTTTTGATCACGAACGATCCCGGAGGGAAGATCAACTCAGCTTCACCCGAGTGATTCCCTAGCCCCATCTTATCGATAAAGAGCCCCGGATCGCCAGCCTTTCCTTCAATGATGAACAGTGCCCCATCCTGACTGCCAAAGTTGGCAGCGACTTGTTTGTCAAACGATGAGGAGATTATCCCGCGATCGGTAAGCTCCGCGCCGATCAAGTCGTCAAAGTCGTTCGGGTCGATACCCATCGCGTCCAGCGCTTGCTTGTTGACCCCGCGATAGAGAACGGCGTCCGATTGCAACGTCGTGAACTTGTTTGTCTTGAACAGTTCCTTTAGGGTTTCGGCTTCGTCAATGCTGCTGGACTGAACGGCCGTATTCTTTCTCAGGTACTTATTGATCTGACTGTAGCCGCCGCCCTTGTACGACTCAAGAGCCTTTAGCTGTTTGTCCGATGATGTCTTGATTACCTCGTCGGCGATCTGCGAATGCGGCACCACCTGCTTAACCCTGTCGAATGAACGCGGGCGCACCTTGAGGGTGGCTGCTTGCCGCGGCGTTAGTTGCGCCGGGACATTCGCCTTCGCTGCGGCGAGTTGTGCCGCCTTCGCTGCGGCGTCCGCGGCTGCTTTCTTTGCAGCGGCCTCGGCCAGCGCGGCTTTCTGCGCCGCCTTCGCTGCGGCGTTGGCTGCTTTCTTCTTTGCCCAGGCGGCGGAGTTAGCCGCTTTCTTCTTAGCTTTCTTCGCTGCGAGCAGTGCTGCCTCAGAGGTGTTGACCGGGGCGGGGGTTGTGGCCGGAGTCGTCGCTGCTACCCGGAATTCAAACGACATGAAACAACGGCAGTTGATACGGTCGGCGGCCGCGACACTGGGGTCGCACGGATAACGCGGACCCTGACCCCCCACCTGCGAGCTGAAACGATTGTCGATCGGCACAACTTCGCCGTCGCGGGCGACGTGCGCGTCCCGTACGTTGGCAACGCTGGTCAACCATTTCTTGTGAGTGGCACCAGACGTCGACCCCGCAGCCAGTTGGCCCACGCCGGTTGCGGCACCGGCCGTTGTGCGTGCAATACGCAACGCGCGTTCGGGAGAGAACGCGCCAGTGTCCACGATCGCTTGTTGAATCTTGCTCGGTGGCCAGCCGTTCGCAACTCCATACGCTGTCTGGTCGATAATGAACTGTGCGGTGGCTTCCTGAATGAAGGACTTTTCTTTCAGGATAATTAGCTCATCCTGTAGCGAAGCCTTGATCGTTGCTAGCAGTTCCTCCTCGTACGGTGTGTTCTCACGTAGCTCGATCAGGAACCAGTTCGACCTCCTCGGGCGCGCCACGGTCTTCGCCATCTCGAGGGCAACAGTTATGTAGACCTCCTCGATAACGTCGGTCAGTTCACTGTCGTAAGAGGCTGCCGTAACAACCGGGTCCCGACCTGCTTCGATCGCATTAAAGACAGCGGTACCCTGCTCCGCCAGAAACTGAGCGTACAGTGATGCCGCGAACTTCTCAACCAAACGGTCACGCAGCTTGATTTCGCTGTCCACACTCCGCTGCTCGAGTGGGACCAATTCAAAAGACCGGGCGCCCTCCGTGTCGTCGTCTGGTGGATCGGGTGGAGCCCCCGGCGGTGGAGCCTCGCTACCGGACTCGTCCCAGCCGTCGTACTCGTCCAGGCCTAGACTCAGCTTGTCGTTAAGGACACTCACCGGCACCCCCATGCTGTGATAGACCTTGCCGACTTTGGCCTTCTCGATCTCGTTGTCCTTCAACGCCGCCACGTCGCTTGTGTCGTAGCCGAGTGTGAGGCCCGGCGCGAGCTCATCGGAGAACGAGTGATTGAACGCATCCTTCATCGTATCCAGCAGGGGCAGTATCGTGGTCTCCCAGAAGACACGGCGGCTCACTGTGAAGTTGTTGAACGTGCTGGACTCTTGTACGCCGGCCAGTTGTGGAGGGACCCCGTAGACACTCAGTATCTCCAAACGGTTGTCCTTCCTCGATTCCAAGAAGTCGAGTTCTGTCGGGCTAAGGGACAGCCGCGTGTACATCGCGTCCTCGCCGATCACGAGCGGTTTGCGTGCGTTCTTTTTGCCGCTGAACTTCTCCATGATACGTTCCATGATGTTCTTGGATTGCGGCGCATCCAGCGGTCGCTTGAACGTAAAGACACCGTCGACAACACCGCGGTTCTGCATTGTCGACGTGTTCCAGTCGAGCTGTGAATTGTCGAGGTCCACAGTGCGCGCGGCGGCGGACAGCGGAGCAATGCCGAGATACGGGTTCGCGGGGTCGATGAATCGAATGTGGATTACCGTCTGCGCGTTGTACTCCGGGTCCCGGATGTCGCCGCCGCCGTCGGCTTTCCTGATATAGCCGTCGATGAATAGCGTCGGGTCCTTGCTTGGGATGGGTGCGAGTCGGTCGGGGCTGATCGGCCACAACTCCACGGTCCTGCCGCGGAGGATCACTTTCTTGAAGTACCCGTTACCGGCGAGCTCGAGCCACGACACAACCATCTCGAACACCTGCTGTCGTGTCAGGTGCGGGTTCGGTTTCGCAAAGAGAAGCGACAGTGGGTGGTCCCACAGCGGACTCATCTCCTTGTCGAACACGACCCAAGGAACAGTTGAGGCGCTTTGGGTGATCAAACGAATGGCGCGGTAGACCCACGGGTTCGACTTGTACCCGTCAGCGACTGCGTCCGTGATCTTCCAATCTGTCCACGCGGCGCTGTTGTTCGTAACGAAGTAAGCGTCGCTTGTCGCCATGTTCCGCTTGTCGATCTTCATTTGTTTCTTCCTGAGTTTATTGGCACGAGTCTTTGATCTGCGCGGCGTCGCTTACTCTGCGCACGATGATACCGTCCAGTGACCGTTGAACCAGCGCCGTGTCGTCGGTGCGCGGAACAGTTACGGCGTCGAGGACACGATGAACCTTCGTGTGGCACTCGGTATCGATCGCCGCATCGAACGAAGCAGAGACCGTGCGATGTAGAGAACCTTCCGGAAGGACGTAAGCGTTAAGGCTTGCAGCATTGGATGGCCGGTGCAAGACCGCAGCGCTCATCAACGCTGTCGCAGCACCTGCCACGTAAATCATTGCGTCGATATCGGCGGTCACTAACGTCGTCAACGAAGACGAGATAACGGCGCCCAGCGATACGGAAGCGAACCGCGCCTCCTGTACCGCAGCGGTGAGCGATACCTGCGCCAACGTTCCGCCAAGCACTACCGCGTCGATCGAAACAGAGGCGGTGTAGCCTGCGGCGATGGATGCACCCAACGTCGCGACAACCTGCTGCCGTTGCAGGATCGCGGACGACAGTGCAACCGACGACGATCGGGCTTGCAGGATCGCGCCGGAGAAGTCTGCGATCACAGTGCGCCGAAGCTGCACCGCCGCCTGTAAGGTAGAGCTTGCGGTACGCGCAACGGCGACCGCGGCCCCCAGGTTAGCGGTGCTTGAACGGACAACGGCGACCGCCGCACCCAGCGCGGCGGTCGCCGAACGTGCGGCTAGGATCGCCGCGTCTAGTGTCGCGTTGACGGCTGTGCCGCCGCTGATAACGGCATTCAGCGATAGTGCATCCGTGTGCGGCGCACGTATTGCCGAATCGATTGCCGCGGTAACGGTACGTGCAGCGGCGATCGCGGAGGAGAGGTCTACGGACGCGGAGGCGGTGCGACGGACGACGGCGTCGATAGACGCAGTATTCGATCGCGCCTGCTGAATCGCAGCACCCACACTCGACGCGGCTGATCGCGCGAGGCTGATCGCGGCGTCGATTTCGCCGGACAGAGACTGCGCGGCGCGGATCGCGGCGCCGAGCGATGCTGTCCTGCTGCGCGCCAACACGATCGCAGCGTCGACCGATGCCGTAGCCAGCGTCGATCCGTAGTGGATGATTGCCGCACTCAGCGAAACCGTGGCTGGGCGAGCGTGGCGGACGGCGGCGTCGAGTGTTGCGTAAGCTGTGAAGCCACCCAACACCAACGCGCCGAGCGATGCACTCGCGGTGTGCGCCTGAAGGACGGACGCGCCGATCGAGGTTTGTGCCGAAAGCGGGGCAACGATCGCTGCCGTTAGCTCGCCGACGGCGGCGCGACGAAGGACGACCGCGGCGCCCAGGTCGGCGGTGATCGTCGCAGTGTACCGGACCGCCCCCTCCAGCGATGCCGTGGCCGAATCCTGCGCCCGGATCGCCGCCCCAATGGTGGAGGTAGCTTGCGCCCCCGAACGTACAGCAGCGCCCAAGTTTGCCGCGGCTGTGGCCGGTGCCCGGATCGCTGCGTCGATGGTCGACGCGGCAGAGCGCGCGACTCGAACGGCAGCGTTAACAGACGACGCGGAACTGCGGGCGAAGCGAACCGCCGCGCCAATCGAAGTGGTGGCGGAGCGCGCGGCTCGGACTGCACTGTCAATCGAAGTGGTGGCTGAGCGCGCCGCACGGACAGCCGCGTCGACTGAGGCGGTGGCGGAGCGCGCCAGGCGGATCGCTGCGCCAATCGATACCGTCGCGGTCTGCTGCGTGGCGGCATTGATTGAGGCATCGAGGCTCGCGGAAGCGGAACGCGCGAGCTGTAGTGCTCCGTCTATAGTGCTAGTTGCCGATCGCGCGACACGGACAGCAGCACCGACAGCGGCGCTCAACGTCTTCGGTGCGTCGATCGCGGCGTCGAGCGAGGCCGACGAAGTACGTGCGGCGCGTACCGCAGCGTCAAGCGTCGCGACAGCGGTACGTGCAGCACGAATCGCGGCGCTGACGTTTGCTGTGCTGGTGCGCGCCGCACGTACCGCGGCGTTGATGTCAGCTGTCGCTGATCGCGATGTAACGACGACAGCGCCGAGTGCCACCGAAGCGTTCCGTGCGGCGCGGATCGCGGCACCCAGCGCGGCGGTAGCGGAGCGTGCCTGGAGGAGTGCGGCGCCGATGTTTGTCGTACTCGTGCGCGCCAAACGGACAGCGGAATCGATCGACGTGGTACGTGTCTGCGCTGCTCGGATCGCAGCAGTGATGCTGGCCGTCGCTGTGCGCGCCTGCAGAATCGCGGCGGACAGCGATGGTGCGGCGGTACGCGCGACGGCGATCGCTGCGGAGAGACTGGTGCGGAGCCCGGTCGATAACGAAGCGGTCGCCGTGACAACGGATGCTGCGCTGGCGTTGAGCAGAATCTGCGTCGTGAGGGCTGCTGTTACTTCCGTGCGACTGTAGAGCGCGCCATAGATTTCGCCGCTGGAATCGGTCAGCGTTCCCTTCATCGTGCTAATGCACTCGCCGCGGCGAGGCTTCAGCTTTCGTAGATCGGTGTTGCCGTTGCCGCGGACAATGAACACTGTGCCGTCAACGGCGGACGGGTTGATGAGGTGCGTAACGGTGTCTTCTTGAACCGTCCACGTAACGCCACCGTCCAGCGAGATTGCCCAGCCAGCGTCGTTTCCGCCGGCTGCAATGAACGCTTCGCCGATCGGGTCATACGCAACCGAGCGCCAGACGCGACCGGTAGACGGCATGTCGATCGCCGTCCACGATTCGCCATCCACACTCCACTGGAGCTTGTCAGCTTGCGAGTCACAACCTGCAATGAATCGGCCCTGTCCAAATGCAAACTGCTGCACTGTCGTGTACAGCATATCGGCCGAGGTCCAGCCCGCGCTGAGATCATCAGTCCACAAGCAGAAGTCGTTCCAGCCGATGATGACGTAGCGGCTAACTCCGTCAAATGCGATGCTGTTCTCGCCAGCCAATATCTGATTGGAGATGTCACCAGCATCGATCCAGTCCAAGCCGTTCGTTGAGTACACGATCCGCGGGAACGTGTTGGACGTGTAGAACAGCTTCCCGTCCGAGGTCGTGCCAAGCGAATAGATGCCTGTCGGTGTGCTCCCGATGTCGGTCCAGTCGATGCCGTTCGATGACAGGAATGACGACGACGATCGAATGTAGAACTTCCCGACCAGCGGCAAATAGCCAACGGAATCATTCGCAAACGCAACACCGGGACCAGTTCGATGCGTCCATGTTTCGCCGTTGTCGTTTGAAGATACATACGCCGTCTGGCTTGAGTCATAAGCGTGGAGCAGGATGTCCTGCCGCCCCACGATTACGCCGGCCTGTTCGTTCGATGGGCGCGTGACTATTGCGACGTTCGCGCCGCCGCGTGCAACCTCGATCGGGTTGATGTTGACGAGTGTGGCGGTGGCCGTTACCGAGCACTCCAAACGCCCAACCAGCCCCTCAATCGGGACGCTCGTCAACGTCCCGGTCATCGTGCAAACGCACCCCGGTGAGGTCGTTACGACCTCGAGTGTGTGGACCTTTGTGTCAGACGCGAGGATATATCGATTGCCGAGGTCTGTAGCGTCGCGCCAGTAGCCCGCCGTGACCGGCAACGTTACGGTGTCCCAATCCAAGCCGTTCGGCGAAAGGATAGCCTTGCTTGCGGAGTCCAATCGCTCAACCGCAACGAAACAACCGTTGACGTATGCGGAGTGCGTGTAATAGTCGGTGCCGGCGATGGTGGCGTACTCGCCCCAGCGCCCCGCGACAGTGGTGCTATACGCGCGATAATCGCCGCCAGCATTGGTGAAGCCGACCCAACGCCCATTCCCATAGACCAAGTCCATGACGGTGTTGAACGCGGGCGCGTAATCGCCCTGCGTCCAGCTCACGCCACCGTCTGTGGAATAGCGACAATAGTTCGATACCGGCGCGTGATACGTCAGGTCGCCATCACTAACGCCTGGCCCGCCGCTCCCTGAATACTCAGTCCACGTTGTGCCGTTTGTTGTGACTGCGTAATACGAGCCCCACGTAGCCGTTGCACGCGACGGGTGTTTGTCGTTGCTGATGCCGCCAAAGTTCGTGCCGGCTGCTGTAAAGGCAGTGTTCCACTCCCAACCTGTCGCACCATTGGCGCTGCTGTAAACATCGCCGTTGACGTCGAACAAGTGGAAACGCCCGGCCGCGTATCCTATTGCTTCAATTTGCTGGCCCGGTCCTGTCGCCGAGGTCCACGTTTCACCATCGTCCGAGTAGTAGACCGCTGGTGTCGCAGAATTATACCGCGTCATAACCGCACGCGAGCCGCTGGACATCAGCTTAACATCGATGCTCGCGAGAGGCGTGTCGACCGTCGTGACGAGCGATAGCGAGTGGACCGGCGTGCGCAACCGAATCGGCTTCGGTGCAATGGCTAGCGTCACATAAGCGTGCGTGACCGAGGTGCTTCCGGTGGAGGTCGTGTTGCCAGTGGCGCCCGCTGCCGCCTTGAGACCGTCAAGGATTACAACACCGCCGCCGGCCCCGGTGTTTACTGTCTGATCGTGGCGCTCCGTCAGCGAGCTGAGGTTGCCATTCGTCGGCGTACCCGACGTGGCGGTGGAGCCTGCATCAGTATCCTGCGCGCAACCGTGAACGATCCAGCAGTTGCCCTTCGTCGTTGTGACGCCCGGCCACACCATCGAAGTCGTCGCAGCTTGCGTGCTGCCCGCCGTAACGTCAAACGGGTTCTCCATGTCGACGCCGCGATACGCGACGACGATGCCCGACTGGACGCTGCCGCTATCGGTAGTGACTAGGCTGCTTTCGACACTGGTGTTGGCAAACTTGTAGAAGACCGTTAACCGAACACCGCCGGCCGCGGCGGCGGTGCCGGTGCTTTGTGGACTACTCGGCGCCTCTTTCCAGCCGTCTACCGGCGAAATCGCGATAGCCTGATTCGCCGTGTGGATGAACGCGAGTAGCAGGTCGTCTTCGACGTGCGTCGGCATCGTCAGCGTCAACGCGCCCGCGTTACCAGCGAACGTGCCTTTGCCGACGTAGGAGATTGCCATGCTGGCGGCCCCGGTGTGAAGCGGAGCTTAGTTGTCGAGCTGGAGCGAGAACGCGTTCAGTGCGAACGTTGGGGCGGCGTCGCCGTCGTTGACAACCTTGCTCGCCGTCAGCGCACCCCAGAACAGCATATTGCCAGTGGTCGAAGCATCGAAGATTGCGAAGTGCGTGATCGTGCCCCAGTTAGCCCCCGACGGCGCTGGGAACGTTATGCCGATATTATTGCGCGTCGTGCCTGTCGTGCCCGACGACACGGCCGTTGTGTTGGCCTGCTGCGTGTTGTCGAAGTTCGTAGTTGACGCAGCGACGTTCACGCGCTGGTACGCGCCGCCACTCACCTCGGTTCCGCCGCCGGTATCGGAGGGCGCTGCCGTGAACAGTGCGAAGTAGAGGTTCGTTGGGCCGGAGCCCGCTCCCGCGGAGGCCCCCGTAACCCCGAGTGCTTGCCCCCGGAAAAACCAGTCAACCAGTTTATTTTCAAGCCAGTTCGTCATTGCGGACATGTCGTGCTCCTTTTGTGAACGCCATCTTTTGAACTTCGTCGCGAATTAGCCGCGCGTCCAGTTCCCGTAACCGTTGCCTCACTTCAGCTTCGACAATGGCTGCTTCGCCAGCAAACCATTGTCGAAGACGTGTGACCGTTTCGCGCTGGATGGCGTCGTGATCGTAGAGGCATTTCATGCACGTCGATCATCGGCGCCGCCGGGCAAAAAACCGGGTCAGCCACCCGACAGCGCCGAAGCGCCCTTCAAGGTAGCCGACCCAGTACAAGACGCGCAGCCCCAACCCGCGCGCCATCACCTGCCCTTACCGACCGCCTTGCCCTTCTTGGCCTTCGCCTTGCCGCGAACTTCGCGCGACATGCTGGACATTTCACCGGCCAACATGCCGAGGAACATCACCTGCTGCTCTTCACCCATCTTCGGATATTCGAGCACGGTGCGGTGCCACTTCTCGCCGTCCTCCATCACCAGAAACTCGATGACCATTTCGATCGGGTTCGTCGTGGTCGCCGTCGGCATGGAGCCGTCGAGGATGGCCGTGCTGAGCGCGCCCAGCTTCAACAGCCCCTCGAGCAAGCGACGCTCGATCTCGGTGACGATCTGCAGCTTGGAAACGTCGGCCCATTCGTAGATGACCGGGTCTTTGACCGGGCCGAGCCCGATCGACAGTGTTACGTCGAACATACTTGCTTCTCCAAAGTGGTGGTCGAGAAAACGATCAGACGCCCAGCGCGCCGCGGCCGGTCAGCGGGTAGCTCGGAACGGTTTCCGGGTAGTCCTGCGGCAGCTGCGTGGCAATGTGGTCGGTGAAGAACGCGCGGTAGTCCGCAAACCAGACCGCCATGCGGACGCCGTCGGGACCGTGAATGCCAGAGGACCAGCGGCTCGTTTCGCTGTTGGCGATCTCGAAGCGCCACGTATCGACCATCTGCGCCAAGTGCAGGATGGCGAGGTTGTCCATCATCGGGATGACGGTTGCGGCGGGCAGCGCGATCTCCATGTCGTAAGTCTTGACGTAGTCCTGCTGCGGCCGACGCGAGCAGTGCGCAACGAACGACTCGAGTTCATCGAGGTAGGAATTGGCGCGCACGAAGTCCGCCTCACGGACAACGGACACACCATGCGACTGGCTGCCGATGATCTCGCGGACGATCTTGTCCATGCGCAGGACGATGCCGAGCGCGTCGATGTTGCGGGTGCTGTTCTGGGCGATCCCGGTTTGCGGGAGGTTCGTGTTGGTGACCATGATTGCTAAGTCCTTTCAGTTGGTGGGTGGTGGTAGCGGCGACAAACCCTGTCGCTTGGGATTCACATTTCCTTTTCCAGCTCCTCGGCGAGCCTCCGCGCGGCTTCCGTGCGCAGTACGAACGAGGGGTACGGCCTTTCCGTGGTTCTGGATTTCAACCACGCGACAGCCTTAACGCGCCAGTCCTCCGACTCTTGCAACGAGGCGACTGTCGCGCGTAATGACTTTGCGTTCGAATCCAGCAGATCAGCGAGATGCAGTGTTGCTTCGATGTCCTGTTTGACTGTCATTTCTGAACCTCCGATAGGGAGTCGTAGACACGCTCGCACGTTAGTCCGGCGCGGCGGCTGGCGTCAAACGCCGTAGCGAGTTCTTGAGCCTCTGCGTTAGCGCCTCGGTACAGTTCGGCGAGCACCATGCCGGGGCCGGCGGCTGACGCGCTTCCGGCGGCAGGGGCGGGATCGCTGCTGCGGCGATCGGCAACGGCGGCAAGACGGGCGACGTGGTCGAGCAGGCGCTGATTAGCGCCGCCGAGATCAACAGCGCGCCTTGCGTCTTTCGCGGCATCGGTGCGGGCATCTTCAACCTCCTTGGCGAGTGCTTCACGTCGTTCGTTCTCTATGCGCCGTTGTTTCTCGGAACTCTCTCGTGACGCACGTTCCCAGGCAACGACCTGAAGTTGGTGCGCTGTCGCCTGCACCGCAAGCTCCCGATCGGCGGAGAGGTCGCGCAGCGCGTAGCCGCCAGCGAACCCTGCGGCGGCGGCAGCGATCGAGGCGACGGCGATCAGTTGAAGGCCAACCATTGCCAGATCGTCCACACGCCAGCAACAAAGATGCTGACAAAAACGATGACCAGAACCGCCACCCCGGCACCGAGTAAGCCAACGAGTTTCTGTTTGTCGTCCATCACGCCTCCTCTGTTGTCCGCCGTGTCCACTTCTGGGCAACGTTCCCGCCGGTGTAGCCAACGAGTGCTGCCACCATGACCGTCGCGGTGCTTTCATCAGCCAGCACGCCGCGCAGCCGCATCCACGTCACCAGCAGCAACGCCAACACCGCGACGATGAACTTGCGGGAAGCGTAGCGCGCAAAGCTCACGTGAGCCCCTCGTAGCGCGGGATACGGACCAGAAGGACGTCGCGGACGTGGTGCCGGTTGATCTCACAGGGGCTGCGGCCGGCGTACAGCGGTTGCTGCGATTTCAGGCACCGGCCCTCTACGTGGTCCCACCAGCGTTGCGGATCGCAGCCAGGCGCAACCTGGCACGCCCGTCGCTCCCTTTGGACGCCACCGAGCCCGCCGTTGTAGGCGGCGTCGACCATCGCAAGGCGCTCCCACCCGTCGCGGACCACATTCAGCGCCAACCAGTTGCCGCGGCTCATCAAGACAAGGGCGCGAACCTGTAGCTCCGGCCGATCGTAAATGTTCCGCCAGTCCAGGCCGCGGAGCGCTGGGTGGCGGTCCTTGAGATCGGCGAGGGAATCGAAACGTAGTGACCCGTCCGGTGCCCACGCGCGCGTCAGCTGCCCCAGCCCAGCGCCCTCCTCCCGTGCTGTTCGCAGCCGGGACGTCGGCGACCAGCATCGCGAGTGCCTATAGGTCACGCAGCTTTCGTGCGATATCAGCGCAAAGACGTACGCGCGCGGCTCGAGCTCGGGCCAGTTGGCACCGATCTCCGCGTTTACCAGAGGGGCCAGGGCCACAGCGCGCGGGTGCGGTTGTGCGTTCGCGCTTCGCCCGAACAGGCCCAGCAGCGCGGACAGCACGATCGCCAGCGCCACAAGGGCCAATCCTGCGCCGATCGGGGACTCCTTGGCCTTACGGAACAGGGCGCTAGCGTCCGCCTCCGGATAGTCGTGCAGCGCCTTCCGTGCCAGGTGGGCGAACAGGACGGCAATGAGTGGCGTCACCAACCCGAGCATAAGCATGCCCGTGCTGATGCCATTGTCCGGATCGGTGTAGAGCAGCGCCCCGATAACGGCGGCAGAACCGCCGACCAAGAACACGTGACGGAAACGCCACCTCATTTCAGCCACCCCATGAACCAAGCGTAAAGCCGGTCGCGCACAAGACGCCCTGTCGTCTGCTCGAATTTGAACACGACGTTGGGGTCGAACTGCTGCGCCTGGATTGCCCAGTCGGCAACGCGCTGCTGGTCGCGCGCGGTTGTGTTCAGCACGATGTTGTAGCCGCGCGATCCTTTCGCCAGCAACCGCAACTTGGTTTCTGGTGGAAGCGCTGGGTCAAGAGGAATATGCATTGTCGGCCTCCTGCGTTGCTGAGGTAATGAACGCTTCGGCAGCGGTCATTTCGTCTGGGTACATGTCGCGTTCCGCCTCGCGCGGCGTGACCTGAATTCGATAGACGTGGATGCCGGGGCGGTAGTCGATCGCCCACACCGGGCCGATTCGCGCCAACGATGGTGGGCGGTGCAGGGCGATGGACACGCCGCCCTTTTTCGCCGAGCCGTGGTACCCGTCCCAGCGCAGCATTTTCGGGTACAGGTTGTCGCTCACAGCTTGACCTCCGCAAACTTGCTACGGACGATGCGCCCGGAACAGGTGTGCGTTGCCCAGATAACGATGCGATCCGTGCCGATGATCGGCCACAGACGCCACACACCGAACGAGTGCCGACCGACTGGACGCGTGGCACCGGTAGACGGTTGATCAGCGCGAAGCATGTAGACGCTGTGCAGCTCGTCATCCGGCGAAACAGAATACGCCGAGATGCCGATGTAATCGCAGTCGCGCAGCTTCTCCCCGGAGAGCAGCACCTGAACGTCGTCGGTAGCGATGCCGCGCTTCAGGATGTCCGCGCGCCCCACAACGACGGGGTGCCCGGTGTCGTACGAGTTGCGTGCGATGTGAGACAGCCAGTCCGCGAGCGGCACAAACAACAGGCCGAGTAGCGCGCCGACGATCATCGACGGCCACATATGCCGTATTTCAGAACGCGACAAGGTCACCATTATTTGAGCCTCCCAGAAACAACGGCCCAACCGATCGACGCCGAAAGCGCCGCTGCAATCAAGATCATCAGCACCCGCTTCCCGATCCACTGGCTAATGCCGTTGGTGGCGTGGCTCGAGAGTTGGTCGTAGCCTGCCCGCCAAAACGATGACCGCAATTCGGGGTCCGACAACGCGCGGCGCATACCCTGCTCGACGGCCTTGCTGATTAGCTCAACCATTTCGGCGTCGTCCTGTTGTCGGGTCATGGCCGTTCGGGACACTACGGGTTCATGTCCTGGCGCGTGACGATGATCTGCATGTCGCGCTGATACACGCGCACGTCGCCAAGCTCCGCCACGAGCCAACATTCTTCGGAGGATTCCGGTGTCCCGGCCCGCTTGATGGCGCGGCGTTTGAACATGCGACCCTGTCCGAACAGGGAAACCGTGACCGTGCCGTCGGTGCCGACACGATGGTCCGGCGCTAGCACGGCTATCTCGTGAACAGGGTCGCGCTGTGTCATTTAGATTTCGTCCCACGCAATCGTCAGCGTTTCCGTCGGGGTCATCCCACCGGAGGCGGTGTCGGCGACGGCCATCATCATGACGAGGTGATCGCCCTTTTCGCCGGTTGACGTGAACGGACCTGCACCCAGCGTCAACGGCGAGCCGCTGGTGTAGGTGAAGAGGTCCGTGTAGCCGGCCGTTGACGTGGCCTCGGCCGGCGTCGCGAAACTGGCCACGGCCTTGGCGTGAACGGTGACACCGGTGCCCAGGCCGTTCGAGCCGTCCGCGTACGCCTTGATGTTCGTGATTTCGGTGTAGGTGCCGCCGCTCACGCTCAGGCGAATCCACTTCTCGAACGAGAAGTCGGTGCCCGACACCGGCTTCACCATCGGGTTCGCGGTGTCGACGGTGGCGTTGTCGGCGTTCTTGAAACGGATCACGCCGGAGGTCTTGTCGGTGGGCGTACCGCCGGCCCCGGTTTTCTCCACAATCTGAACTGTTGCTGGCATTTGAATTCTCCGATTAGCGAGTTACTTCGAGGTCAAGGTACATCGTGCCCTTGACCAACCTTGTGACGAAGCCGGCGTTGTCCTCAACCTCGAGGTCGTACACGGCTTTCTTAAACGTCCACAGCGCTGTCACGCTCGCTGGGACCTCAAGCCTCACCTTGCCTTGCGCTGGGGTGATCGTGATATGCCCGCCGACGTCGTTGTCCGTCTGGTAGATCGGGACGGGGTCGCCGACCTTTGCGCGTACGTGCAGCCGCGCGATGTAGTCGGTCAGGTCGATCGGGGCATCGTCGAAATCGGGATCGACCCAGCTTACGGTGAACGGGAACGTTGATCCTTGCGGAACCACGAGATCGACAACTTTGACTTCGGCCATGTTTCTGTCACCCAATAAAAACCTCAGCCGGCTTAGCCGCCCAATTGAGATATTGAGAGGTGCTATCCGTCTGGTCATCGTTTTCAACCATCGGGAACATGGTGAGCTCCCCAACGTAGTCGGCCACCCACGGTGCCTCCTCGGGGAGCAGGACACGTCCCGCCTCGATCGTCGGTGTTACGGCCTCGAGACGAACCTCCTTGGACAGGCCGCCCGTTCCGATGGCGATGACCGGAAGCAGCGTGTCCGACCGCAGCTGCTGGATGAGGCTTGTCCCTGAAGCGGCGTCCTCGATCAACACCGCCTGCGGATTCCACTTGGCCGCTTGATCGGTCACGGCGCGTTTGAGCTCGGGGAACTCGAGCTTCTTGCGGTACACGTCAACGAGGTAGTGGTGCGTATCGGTCTCGAACCACGTAGTGCAGACCGAGTAATCGTTCCGCTCGTCCGCCTTCTTCGCCGTGTCCCAGGACTGCACGACACGGCGCACCTCGATCTTCGGTCCCTCGCGCAGCGGCAGGATGCGGTAGCGGCTACCCAGCCACTGCACCTTGACGATGCCGCCTTCCCGCGGCGCTGGGCGTTGCTGTAGCTGCGCTGCTGCGCCGTAACTGCCGAGCCGCGACTTGAGGTCCCCGAGCTCCTTCGGGCCGTACCGTTCGGGCCACAACAGCTCGCCGTCCTCCTTCCGCGGGTCGCGCCATCCGAGGCTCGTAACGCGGTTCGTCTTCTCGTACTCGGCCGGGAGGATCAAGTGGTCCCACCCCTGCTCTTGCAGCACGTGACCGGTCAAGTCCTTCTGGTGCAGGCGCTGCATCACCAGCACGCGCACGCCCGTCTTCGGGTCGTTGAAACGGGTGGACATCGCTTGGTCCCACCAGTCCAGAACCTCCATCCGCTGCAGGGCCGATTCCGCCGCGACCACGTTGTGCGGATCGTCCACCACGATGAAGTCGCCGCCCTCACCGGTCATCATGCCGGTGACAGAGGTCGCGATCCTGTAGCCGGTTTGGTCGTTCTCGTAGCGGCTCTTCTGGTTCTGGTCCGTGGACATCGTGAACCGGTTGCCCCAGAACTGCTGGTACCACGCGCTGCTGAGCAGGCGACGCGACTTGACAGAATCGCGAATCGACAGGGAGGCGCTGTAGCTGGAGAACACCCACTTCGTTCGCGGGTTCCGGGTCCAGGACCACGTCGGCCACGCCACGCTCACCGAGATCGACTTCATGTGCCGCGGCGGCATGTTGATGACGAGATTCCGTATCTGCCGATCGTGGGCCGCCTGCAGGTGCTCGCTGATCGCTCCCAGGTGCCAGCCGTCAATGAACGGCGTGCCAGGCTCAATCCAGGCCCACGCCGCGCGCGTGTACGCGTGCAGGCTACCCTGCAGCGATCGGCGCTCGAGTTCGATGTTGATCTTGCGGCGGAGCGTTAACGGGTCCCCCAGCGCTGCGAACAACTCCGGGCGAACGTATTCGGCCGCTACGCTCACGACGCGCTTTCGTTGTCCGTGTCACCAGTTGCGGGGGCCGTTTCAACAGGCGACACCGCCTTGTTGAGTATCCCCAGGATCGCCATCAATTCCGCTTCGGCCAGGACCGACAGGTCGAGCTTGTCGGTCTTGGATTCGAACGCCAGCGGCTGACCATCCTTGCCGGTGACTTCCATGGAATTGACCTCGCGCCACTTACCGCGCGACTTGAGGTAGAAGATGATCGCTGCGATGTTGCCTGAGTTAATCTGGCCTCGCAGGGCGGCGGCAGCGTGCTGGATGCCCACCGATCGGCCGCGCTCCAGCGCCTCGTTGAACTCCGGGCGTTGGCGCCGGTACAGTTCCACGGACCACGGGTGGAGCCCGTAGAAGTACCCAATCTGTTCCGTTGTCAACCCCAGTGACGCCAGTTCCTGCACTTGGTGCAGGGGCATGTCCACCGCGCGCAACACCGAGGTCTGTCCCGCAGACGGGGGTATCGGCCTCGGCGTTTGGTCGGCGAGCCGGGGCTGGGTCTTCTTCCTTGGGGTCGTGGTGGCCATCGTGCTCCGAGCCTTTTAAGCTGTCCGCTCTCGGTGAAGGGGCGCGCGCCCGTTCGCGCCATTATGTCCCGACATACCGTAAGTCACCAGTATTTCCGCGTGTGCTCGAATTGGTCGGCCAGTATGTCCTCATAATCCCGCTTGTTCAGCTCCTCCACTTGTTCAGGCGTCAACGGCTCCCCGTCAACACCGCAGGGCCATTCATCGTCATCCGGTGCGAGGTTCTCCCACGCAGATTGCGCGCTGTCGAATCGCCTTTTGTTCAGTGAATCCAGTCGTCCCATACCTACCTCCGTCAAGCCACACCGGGCCAGTTTCAAACCGAGGGATAACCCGGTCATGTTGGGTTGTGTTGGGTCATACCATGTTTTTTGGGGTTTTGGGAAAGTCCCATATAGGGGGGTCGTAGTTGTAAAGGTTTGGGAAGTGGGGGGTCATACCAAGTTGGACCCCCCCATAACCCACATGACCGCCGAGGGTTCCCACCTACCGGTGTGGCCCACGCACAACGACCCGCCGTTCGTACCCGCTTCCACCCGATCTGCCCCACCCCCACCCCGGCAGGTTTTCGGCCCACCCCAGGCCTCAGGGAGGGGGGCTGGTCTAGAACCCCCAGCAAGCCCGGTTTTGGGCCGATCCTGAGCTTTTTCGGGGCCACCCGGCACTCCCCTACCCCACCGGCTAAAAAGCGCCCTGTGCCTCATCGTGTGCCCCCTCGAATCGCATCTTGTTCGTGCGCCGGGCGTGGTCCCGGTAGCGCAGGCCGGCCTCGCTCCAGCGGAAATACCTGTAGCGATACCCACGCGCCATGCGCATCGCTTCCAGCCGCTTCATCACTTTCTCGGTCCCATCGTCCTGAATCCAGAATCGCTGCGCGCTGGTAATTCGTCTGGCGAACATGGTCGATGACATCGCATGGTGCCCGTTATCTTCCGCCCATACCGTATACGTGCGCCAGAGGTCCATCTTGTCCACCAGCAGCAACTGATCGTCAGTGAGCTTGGCGTGGGAGTTACGATCGGGGCCGCGCAGGATCGCATCAGAACGCTCTTGAACGCGCTGGCACTCCTCGAACGATACCCACACACTGACCATCTGCAGAAACTGCCCTAGCGTGTCCTGTTCGCGCCTGTAGAGGGTGGTCTCGGTGGCGACCGACTTCGGGGTGTATATCGACAGGCCCTTCTCGAGGTACGTACGCGCCCCCTCCACCAGCCACGCCAGCACCTGCTCGCGTACACGGGGGGACCTGGCTGCGTCAACGAACTCCGGGTTCTTTAGCTGCTGGGCCACACCGCCGGCCAGTTCCTCCTCGGTCCCGAACTTCACACGCATCGGGATCAACCTGATGCGCTCCCACACACCGTCGTCGGTCCCGCTGATTTCGGGCTTGTTGTTCGTCCCAATGGTGAACTTGTGCGTAATCTCGAACTCGTAGAAGTTCTCGTAAGCCAGTCGCGCCCGAACGCTCTTGTCGCCTGTGAGGCTCTTAACGACGGATTCTTTGAGCTTCCCTTTTTCGCCAGTCTCGCTAACGTACGCCATGCGAATGCCATCGAGCTGCGCCATCATATAGAGTTGATTGTTGTCGTTCCCGCTGTTCGTCCCACCTTGTGCCTCGAGAAACGATGCTGCGATGGAGATGCTGTACTGACCGAGCGCCGCGGCCACGGCGTCCATGATCATATTCTTGCCGTTGCGACCGCTACCGAACATCACCGCCATGCAGTGCTCGCGCGTGTACCCTGTGACGCAGTATCCGAACCAGACCTGCAGAAAGGACGCCAGGTCCTCGTCACCGCCGCAAATGTCGATGATGACCTGCCGCCACCATGTCATGTCGATCGCTGGCACATAAGGAGCCCCGGCTGTGCGGGTGATCCGGTCCTCCAGTTTCGGCCACCGGAGCTCCCCTGTGCGCAGGTTGACGACCCCGTTCGTACACGCCAGCAATTCGGGGTCTGGGTTCATCTTCGCACGTTGGCCGTCCAGCAGCGTCTTTAGCTTGGAGCTGACCATTTTGGTTATGGTGCCGATCGTGCGTCCCTTTTCGCAGTGAATGATGACCTTGTGAATGCTGGCGCGGCGCTCGCGCAGCCGTCCCAACTCCTCCTCGTTACCGGCCGCCTCGGCTACCCGTATCTGGTCCTCGATGACCGCAAGCTCGGTGTAGAAGATGCCGGACATGTGAATGACGTGGCTGTATATGTGGGTGTCCAACTCCTCGCGCACCCATCGCCTCGACGTTTGGACGAACATGTATATTTGCCCGTCGCCATTACAGAACAGGTGCTGATAGCGACGCAGAAACATGTCCGCTAGCGCCTTGTCTGTTGTCCCACCTGCACCACGCAGCGACTCGTATCGCAGAAGGTTCGGGGCGTCTACCTCCTCCGGTTTGCCTTCTGGTTCCAACGATCGTTGACGATCAAGCTCGTCGGCCATCTGTTGAAACATGCGCGTGACGTCGGTCATTTTGGTTTTCCTGTAAACGTCCCGCGTGTGGCGCGAGCACGGGCTGCGAGTGAGTCGTGTAGCCAGCCCTCGAACTCAGCCAGCCCCCGGCCCTGGCAATGTCCGTGGTGGCAGCGAAATCCGCCCATATACCCATTGGCCCTGGCGGGGAGGGCGATCGCTGTGCCTGTATCCGATCGGTCGCTGTGCTCAGCAATCCAGGGGCACCGGATATCCACCCAAGCCCGGTGCGACTGTTTGACGATCCGGAGCTCGCGGGCCGCTTGGAGGATGATGTTGAAGCCGCGTTTGCGTTCTACCGTTACGGCATCATTCGGTTCAACGTACGTTGTGTGCTGCACCGACGGAGCGAACACCGCGCGGAGGTGTTCAAACGACGTGGTCTGGTTGGGGAACCAAAGTGCTGAGCGGCACTGCCAGCCATTATGCTTGGGTTTGCCGTTCACGCCGACGGGGAGGCGGAAGACACGGGTAACGCCGGACATACCGGGGTCGAGGCCCCCACCCGTTAGCTTGACGATCATCGCATCGATCAAGGCGGTAGCCTCGGCGATGTCGCGCTGCGGTTCCGTGAGCTTGAAAACGGCCTGGAAGTTACCGGGGCTGGTCTCCACCAAAAGCGTCGGTATCAACCGCGTCCGGGCCATAACCGCGGTGTCGATCTTGGTTCCGATATCATCGACCATCACAAGATGCATGGCCCCGAACTGGTCTTTCTTTCGCCGCCATTCCCCGCGTTCGTTTGGCCGGAAGCTGCTGACCGCAGCGTAGTTGTTGCAGTCCGGTCGCAGGTGGCACTTGCTGCCTTTACGCCACGCGATGCCCGGCCATCGTGTTGTCAGGCTTGGGTCACCTTCTACGCTACACAACACAGCACGCTCTCCTTCGTCCATGTTGCTGAACAGGGTTGCCAGTATCTCGGAGTTCATTCATTCGGTCCTTTCTTGGGTGGGTCGATAGGTTAACCGTAAACCACCCCCGGTCCCAGGCGCCGTTACCCTAGAGAGTCCAAATTGGGCTAGCGATCCATCGGCCGGCGCTGTAAAGTGGGCGCCGTCAAATCCCAGAAAGGTCGGAGGAATTAAATGAGTTTCAAAGTACCCGAGCGCTTCCGCGTTACGACTGGCCCCTATGCCAGTGACAAGCGATACGGCAACAACGGTGCTTTCCGTATCCCGGACGGCACCCAGGTCTTCAACGTGATCGCCAGCGACCAGGAGGGCTGGGACCACGTGAGCGTGAGCTTGCAGGACCGGTGCCCGACGTGGGACGAAATGTGCCACATTAAAGCGTTGTTCTGGGACGCGAGCGATTGCGTTGTCCAGTATCACCCGGCAGCGGAGGATTACGTGAACTGCCACGCCACTTGCCTGCACCTATGGCGGCCAACAAACGCTTGGCTGCCGACACCGCCGACCTACATGGTGGGGCCGAAATGATTCAGCCTCACGATCGATACGGCCCGCGCCCGCGCATTAGCTGGAACACCAATGCCGTGCTGATGCGCACGCTCTGGGACGGGCCGCACACGATGGCGGAGCTCGTAGAGGAAACGGGGCTCTCTCAGAGCACGATCCGGGGCTACATCAAGGCCATGCGCAAGCAGAAGCTCGTGGCGATCGTGGACCTGCTGATGTCGGGGAACGGGAACCGGTGTATCCACGTCTACCAGTGGCGGCCAGATACCAAGGACTACCGCGTGCCCAAGATGACGCAGGCACAACGGCAGGCGCGGTATCGCGAGCGCCGAGCGAAAGCCGAGCAGCACGCGACATTGTGCTTCTTGAAGGTAGCAGCGATAACGGAGCAGACCGCGGCAGCGATCGATGAACTACGCGATCGGGTGACGTGATGAAAACCAATTACGGAGAGTGTATGAACGACACCAACACGAGGCTGTTTCAGTTGATCCGGCAAATGTCAAAAGCGATCGCGGAAATGGAGGCGTTACCGATGGTTGACGGGCCGCACGAGGGGCGCTGCGACTGGCGCCGAGCCGTAGACGACATGCTTGTCGTCTGCCACATGACCGCGAGCGACTCCCCGCGCGAGTCGCTCAATCGGTTAATTCATTGGCACTGCGTGATCGCACTCGACCCGGCTGTATCCAGCGACGCCATGAAACTGGTTGAGAAAGAAAGGAAGCTGTTGCGCCGAGCCTTAACCGGACTCGTGTACCACCGAGAGCAGACGCGGCCGATACATTCAAATGACGTCCTGATCGCCGAGCTCCGCGAACTGCTGGAGAGCGAGTTGCTCGCGATCAGTTGACGCGATGAAACGTTATCACCTGTACACTGCGGCGGCTACCTGCCAGTGGGTCTCGGTGCTCCTTAGCGTCGCCGCTTATTACGTCGACAAGATACCGTTCCTGACCTTGTTCTGGTGTACGGTGGCAGCACTGTATGCAACGGCGTACGCTGCCCTAATGCACGAACTGGAGGAGTGATGGATCGTCCGGCCTATAGCTACAAGACGGAGCCGAAAGGTAAGCAACGCGACGTCATTGAGGCGTCGTGGCGCGAACGCAAGTGGGCGTTCCTGTGCCGCCCTGGCACTGGCAAAACCAAGATCGGGCTCGACACGGCGGGACTGCTCTACGCGGCCGGTGAGATCGACGCGCTCGTCGTGATCGCGCCGAACGGCGTTCACCGGCAGTGGGTGGACGAGGGCATCCCTGTCCACCTCCCCGAGTCGATACCGTGGAAGGGCGGAGCGTACTCGTCAGGCATCGGTATCCGTGCGATGGACAAGCTAACGCGGGCGCTGGCCACGCGGGACATGGCCCTGCGCGTGCTGACGCTATCCTTCGAGGGCGTGCAAACGAAAAAGGGCGGGGAGCTCGCGCACGCTCTAATGAACGCTTACCGCACGCTGCTGATCATCGATGAGTCGCACTGGGTCTCCAACACCAAGAGCGCCGGATGGCGTGCGGTGTTGAAGCTGGCCGCGCTCGCCAAGTATCGACGCATCTCCACGGGCACACTGCTGCGCCAGAATCCGTTCACTGCGTTTGGGCAGTTCGAGTTGCTGCAGCACGGACTGCTCGGCTACCAGTCGCTGTCCTCGTTCAAAAGTATGTACGCGGAGATGCTGCCGCCCGATAACGGCCTCGTCAAAAAGATCGCCGACGACTTCAAGAAAAAGACGGGCAAGACGATCGTGCCCCAGATCATCGCCAAGGACACCGAGGATCGCCCGATCTATCGCAACCTCGAGCACCTGCGGCGGCGCGTGATGGAGTGGTCCTCGTTCCTCTCGCTCGCCGACCTCGATGGTAAGGAGCCGGAGGTTCTGCTGTCCACCCGTTACGTGCAACTCACGCTCGAGCAGCGTACGTTCTACGACCAGTTGACGAGCCTCGGCGTGGTCGAGCACAACGACGGCTTGCTCACGGCCGATAGCGGGCTGGCGCTGGCTACACGGTTGTGCCAGGTTGTCGGAGGGTTCGCGCCGAACGACGACGACCCTAACGCCACCCCGGTCTGCGACATCAATCCAAAGCTCAACGAGCTCATGGATATCCTCGAGGAGCTCGGCCCCCTCGAGAAGGTTGTGATCTGGTGCAAGTTCACGGCAGAGATTCTGGCCGTAACGTCTGCTCTAGCGGAGCGTTACGGGCTGAACAGCTTGGTGCCCTATCATGGCTCCGTGAGCGGCCGCGATCGGACGGAAAACAAAGCGCGGTTCATCAACGATCCGGACTGTCGTTTCTTTGTCGGCCAGATCAAGGCGGGCGGCACCGGGCTCGATGGATTGCAACGCGTGTCCTCTTACATGATCTTCTACTCCAACGACTATAGTTACACCGACCGGGAGCAAGCGATCGCCCGCCTCGCGCGCACTGCAGGAGCGCTCACGGTGAACGTGGTGGACATCATGGCTGAGAACAGCGTAGACGAGGACGTTGTGCGCTGTATGCAGACGGCGCAGGACGTACACGAAAAGGTTCTACTCCGACGGATCGCTGGGGCCGCGGTGGCGGTATAGTGGGGACCGACCCCTGACCCAAGAAAGGAAACGTGATGAACAAAGTCTATCTCGTACAGAGTACGAAACGCCGCCATAACGAAACGGGGGAGCTCGTTGATCGGTTCAACATCGAACCGGCGCTGCGTTACGGTCAGATCATCGAACTGCTGCCAGGCGGCCCGGTGATCACCTCAACCGCACCGATGATCACGACACTGCGTTACAAGCTGCGCAACTATTCAGACCGCGATTACATCCTCGCCATTGGGGGTCCGGCGGAGATCGGTGCGGCCGTGGCGATCGCCGCTGCCAAGAACGGCGGGCGCGTCAACATGCTGGTCTGGGACAAGCCGACCCGGAGTTACGTTGTGGTGCCGATGGATATCCACGGACACCGCGTTGCGGAGGAGCTCGAGCATGGCTGACTTCAGCGATATCAACGTGGCCCCGGCCCCTCACCTGCTGGACAACGTCGCAGCGCTGGTGGCGCGGATACGCGAACTTACGCGGCTCCAGGCCGAGTATCAATCGCTCGTGGACCAGTGCACGACGGACCTCAACAAGCTCACGATGTTCGACGTCCCCGATGCGATGGCCGCTGCTGGGTTGACCGAGATGCGGTTGACCGACGGATCACTCCTCAAGGTCAAGGATGACCTCAAGGTGACGGTCAACCAAGCGAACGCGGCGGAGGCGTACGCCTGGCTGCGCGACAACGGCCACGGTGAGGTTATCAAGAGCGACCTCATGGTAGACCTGCGGGCGGTGGACGAGGCGCACCAGCGCCGTCTGATCGCGTCGCTGCAGAAGTGGGACATCGAGTTCGGTGTAAAGGAATCGGTTCACGCGGCGACCCTGAAGTCGCTGGTCCGAGGGATGCTGGAGGAGGGTGTTACGCCGCCGACCGCCATCAGCATTTACCAGTTCAAAAAGGCGGAAGTAAAGGAACCAAAGAAATGAGCAAGCAAAAGCAGGCCGAGGCCCCAGCGGCCAAGAAGACGACGGAAGTGGCGGTGCCACCCAAGACCGCTGTCGTCCCGACATCAGCGGGAGACTTCGCCGAGTTCGCGGGGGCTGGGTTCGAAGGTGCGCGTAAAGAAGACTACGCCATCCCGTTCCTGGCCATCCTGCAGGGCCTGAGCCCGGAGGTGAAGCGCAGCGACGGCGCGTACATCGAAGGCGCGCAAGAGGGCATGATCATCAACACCGTCACGCGCGAGTTGATCGACACGGAAAAGAAGGAACTGATCGTTGTCCCGTGCGCGTACCAGTATTCGTGGGTCGAGTGGCGCGTGCGCGAGAAGGGCGGCGGGTTCGTTCGCGAGTACCGCGAGAACCCGAGCATCCAGACCGAGCGCGACGACAAGAATCGCGAGATCATGCCGAACGGCAACCAGCTCAACGACACGCGGACCTTCTACGTGCTCGTGTACGACATGGACAGCATGACCGTCACGCCGGCTGTCATCGCCATGACGTCGACCCAGATCAAGAAGGCTCGGCAGTGGTACATGCAGATGAACCTGCTGAAGCTGCGCAACAGTTACGGCGTCCAATACACGCCGCCGCTGTTCGCATCAATGTGGCGCGTATCGACGGTCCCGGAATCCAATGAGAAGGGATCGTGGTACGGCTGGAAGTTCGAACACGTCGGCTATTTCGAGGACCGCGAGGACCCGGCATTCCAGGCCGCGCTCGCGTTTGCGAAGTCGATCCATCAGGGCGAGGTCAAGGCCGACATGCGGCAGGCCGAACGGGTGGACCCGGAGACCGGTGAGGTCGGCCCCGGTGTCGGTGCGGACGGACACTTCTGATATGGGGTTCACCACCACACCCAACGCCAAGCGCGTTCCGGCTCGTGGTGGCCCCTATGCGGGGCTACTCATACCGCCCGACACGTTCAGCTTCTCGGTCCGGGGTTACTCGGGCCGCTACGTCAACGGCTCGTGGACAGCGGTCGCTCCCAGGCAGCGGCAACCGACGCCGGAGGAACTGGGTTACCGCACCCAGACCCTCTGAGGGTTTGGAGCTCAAAATAGTTGTTGACACCATGAGCTCCTGCCCACTACAGTCTACTCATTCGTTCACCACCCCCAGAAAGGACCTCATCATGGCACGCACCACCACCTTCACCCGCGGCTCCGGCTGCTACACCTGCAAGGCTTGCGGCGTCAAGACCCGCGACGACGGCAACGGCGATTCCGTCCAGTGCCACCTGTGCACCGCTTGCTTCGAACTGGCTGGCTACGAGAACCGGCAGTCAGACAACGGCGAACTCACCGCCTCGGAAACCGAACACGTTACCGAGCTCAAGGCTTACGTCGCCAGCCGCGGCGGCCGCGATGCGTTCCCGTCCCTGCTTACTCCCCCCACCACGCTCACGAAGGAGCCCACCATGTCCAAGACTCAAGCTGCCGCAAAGTATCTCGCCCACGGTATCAAGGCCGGTTCGAACAAGGTTTCCGCCGTTCGCGCCCTGGCTGCCTGGCACGACGCCGCCGGCAACACGCTCACCCGCCGCGAGGTGTTCGAGCTGCTGCACGCCGCACACTTCCCGGTGTCGGACCACACCATCAGCCGCCAGTTCCACCTCGTCCGCCGCGGCGAACTCGAGGTCGTGTACAACCACTGAGCGAGGGTCTGGGGCTCAAGAAAGTCGTTGACTTCTTGAGCTCCAGCGACTAGGATAACTCATTCGCTACCCCACCCCAGAAAGGTCCCGACCATGTCGCAAGTTCACCTCCCCTTCGGTACCGCGTACGTCAAGATGTACCGCAAGAACGGCCGCTTCCAAGCGCACGTGTGGCGCGACAAGATGGTCGACGGCACGGTCGTGCAGCAGATCGAGTACACGATCGAGCGCGACAGCGAAGGCGCCGTCCGGACGACCCTGCGCCGGTGTGGCTACCCGTACGCTCGCGCCGCCGTCCCCGTCGTCCCCGTCTACTAGGAGCCTCCATGATCTACATCAACATTCGCGACGGCAACGTGGTTGCCGAGTACCGCTGCCCGATCGAACACCGCGACGTGACCGATCGGCTCACCAGTGTCGAACAGCTGAACGAGCTCGTGCGCCGCGTCAAGCTGCCCGCGTTCTGCTCCAGCTCCCTCGACTTCCCGGACGAGTTCACGTCCGATCCGCAAGCGATCGCGCTCGCTCGGGCGATCCGCGGCGAGAACGTCGACGATCGCCTGCAGCGGTTCGTGAGCCAGCCCGGCGAGATGACGCGCGGCCACAGACCCTCAGAGGGTTTGAAGTCCAAGAAATGAGTTGACTCCCAGGCGCAACAGGCACTACAGTTCACTTCATCGGATGGATGTCCCACCCGATCAACCCCCAGAAAGGTCCACTATGTACTTCGTCACCACCCGCACCAGCCAGCACACCGACGGCTCCAAGTTCCAAGTCTTGGCCGTCACCGAGAAGCGCGACGTCGCGCGTCGCCAAGCCTCCCCCGATCGCCTCGACGGTACGGTGCGCAACCAAGCCGAGCTCGACAAGCTCATCCAGGCCGGCCGCGTGGACATGACCACGATGCCGGGCTACGTCGCCCCCGAGCCGATCGTGGTCGCGCCGGCCAAGCCCTCGTTCATCGACATCGCCCAGGCCGTGCACAAGACCGCCAAGACCTCGAGCACGATCGGCAAGAAGGAAAAGTTCCTCAAGCGCGTCATCACCTCCCCCGAGGTGATCGAGGCCGCCACCCGGTTCGCGACCGACTCCGTGATCGGCGCGAGTAAGGTCAACGTCGTTCGCCTGCTGACCGCGTGGGCGGCGGCCGATGGTACCCGGCTCCAGCGCCGGGACGTGTTCGCCGTGATCCGCAAGTTCTCCTCGCTCGATGATCTGGCTGACGCCACGATCAGCACCCAGTTCCAGCTCGTGCGCTCCGGCAAGCTGGCCGAGAAGCAGGCAGCGGCGGAATAAGTTGAGTGCAACACCTCTGAGGGTTTGAAACTCAAAAGAGGTGTTGACTCCCAAGCTCTTCACGCATTACATTATCAACGTGCCAGTTCGGCACACCAACCCACCACCCCAGAAAGGTACATCATGAGCTTCGTCCCCACCGGCTACCTCGACGCCACCGCCCTTCGCCGCTACGTCCCGTCCGCCTTCGCCGATCACCCGCAGCCCGGCCTGTCCGATCGGTACCAGTTCGTCAACACCGGGGCCGTCATCGAGATGATGGCCGACGCCGGCTACGTCCCCGTCAACGCCGGGCAGTCCAAGGCCCGCCGCGCCGACGGCGGCATGTACGTCAAGCATGTCGTGCGCATGATGCACGAGCGCTACCTCACCAAGCCCAAGAGCCAGCGCGCGGTCGGCGACGTCGTGCCGCAGGTGATCGTGACCAACAGCCACAACCGCACCAGCGCGTTCCACTTGTCGGCCGGTCTGTTCCGTCTGGTGTGCGCGAACGGCATGGCGGTCGAGGCCGCCGGGTTCGCGTCGGTCCGGGTCCTGCACAACGACAAGAACATCCGCGACCATATCATCGAGGGCACGAACACGATCCGCGAGCTCACCGAAAGCACGGTGCTGCCGCAGGTCGAGCGCATGACCCAGCTCGAGCTCTCTGCCGAGCAAGAGGAACAGTTCGCCCTCGGTGCCACGGTGTTGAAGTACGGCGACGTCAAGCCCGCCGAGGCCAAGCTGCTGCTGCAGGTTCGCCGGGACGAGGATGCTGCCCGCAACCTCTGGGCGGTCATGAACCGCATCCAAGAGAACGCGGTCAAGGGCGGCTACGAAACCCAGACGGCCGACGGGCGCACGATCGTGTCGCGTGGCATCACCTCGGTTGCTCGTGACCTCGACTTCAACGTGCGGCTGTGGAACTTCGGCGCCAAGGTTCTGGAGTCGGTGGCGGCCTGAACCCTCAGAGGGTTTGGAGCTCACGAAAGTTGTTGACCTCGTGAGCTTCAGCCCCTAAGATTCATTCACTCACCTACCACCCCCAGAAAGGAACCACACCATGACCGACGATCGCACCCCCGAAAACATGGACGGCATTCTCCGCCGCGTCCAGAAGCTGCTGGCCATCGTTGAGGACGGCCGGGGCAGCCCGGAAGAAGCCGCAGCCGCCGCCAGCATGGCCGCGAACATCATGCGCAAGTATCAACTCGATCACGCCGACGTGATCATGGCCGGCCTGAAGCGCGGCGAGGACATGACCTCGGCCGACGTGGTGGCTACCGCCAAGACGAACGGCACGCGCGTCGCCAGGGTCCCGACGTGGGCGCAGTGGATCGCCGTGTCGGTAGGCAAGGTCAACGAGGTTCACGTGTCGATGCGCACCACCACCTCGGGCGACGTTGGCATCCGTTTCTCCGGCTTCTCGTCCGACGTGCAGGTGGCGTCGTGGACCTTCGACTATCTGGTCGCCACGGTGAACCGGCTTGGCGAAAAGTTCCGCAAGACCGATGCGTACCGGATCGGTGGCCGACCCGCCGCCAACTCGTACCGCGCCGGCCTGGCAACCGGTATCACGAAGATGCTGCTCGCCGCACTGCAGGCGCAGCCGGTACAGAGCTCCGGTCGCGAGCTCATGATCGTCAAGGCCGCGGCCGTGGCCGAGCGCTTCGGCCAGCAGCGCACCAAGCAATCGAACAGCACGGTGCGCAACGGTGCTGCCTATGCGCAAGGCTTCGCCGACGGTAAGGCGGTCGACGTGAACCGTCGCGGTGTGGGCCACACCGCAGCCAGCGCCGCCGTGCGGATCGGGGGCTAGCGTGTTGCCGGTTGACTACCGGCTGATGTCCCTCTGGCTCCGATCGCAGGGAGTCGGGAGGGACACGATCGCCGAGCACCAAGCGCACGCGGCCGCTGCCGGTGCACCAGTCGACGCCCTTTACGAGTACCGGTCACCGATGGATGGATCGCTCACGGGGCGCTGGGTGCGCCTATCGGACCTGTCCCCCACCCACCGGTTCAGGCTGGATATCGCGGCGCAGGATGAGTAGACCCTCAGAGGGTTTGGAGTTCTTGACGTGATGAACTCCAGCCCCTACAGTCTACTCACTCGCCCACCACCCCCAGAAAGGAACCGATCATGCTCACCGCCCAAACCCTCCGCGAAGCCGCCCAACGCTTCAACGCCCGTCACGACCAGTTCGCCGCCGGCAAGTACGAGCTCTGCGTCGACCTCGCCAGCAAGCTCGAGCGCTACGGGTCGTTCGTGTCCCAACGCCAGGCCGAGTTCGCCGCCAAGTTGGTCGAGTGGTCCCAACCCCGTGCCGCCGCGACGCCGGCCCCCAGCCAGCTCCGCACCGAGCGGCTGCACGAGGTCATGCAACGCCACGCCCGGTTCTACGCCGGCGACGTCACGCTGTCCCGCAAGAATCAGGACCAGCTCGTCTGGATCAAGCACGCTGCCGCCGAGAAGGTTATCGGCAAGATCGACGGCGGCGCTGTCACGTTGTGGAACCGCCCCGGTGTCGACATGGCCGAGGTGCGTGACCTGCTCGTGGAGTTCGAAGGTGCCCCGCTCCAGGCGGCGATGAAGTACGGCAAGCTCTCCGGCCGGTGCTGCAGCTGCGGCCGCGACCTGACCGACCCCGACTCGATCGAGGCGGGCATCGGCCCGGTGTGCGCCACCAAGTTCGCGTGACCCTCAGAGGGTTTGGAGCTCACGAAAGTTGTTGACGTCGTGAGCCCCAGGCCCTACAGTGTACTCACTCGCCACCCACCCCCAGAAAGGTTCGTCATGTCCACCGCCGCGCAACTTGCCAGCCAGCTCTGCAAGCTCTTCACGGTTCGCCAACTCGAGGAGCGGCTTGCCGACCACGTTGCCGCCGCCAACAGGCAGCAGGCGCACCTGGCAAGTATCGGCGGCGGCGGGGAAGTCGGCCGCGCCACACTCCGGGCCGAGCGCAAGATGATCAACGCCACGCTCGCCGCCCTGGCCGCCTCACGTTAAGCACCCACCACAGAAAGGAACCGCACCATGCTCAGCAACACCAACCCCTCGCTCGTCCTCCGCGAGGGTCACAGCTTCCGGCTCAGCGCAGCGCAGGACACCATCCCCTCCAAGCTGTTCACCGTTACCCGTTCGGATGACGGCGTCGAGTTCCTCACCGAGCTCTCCGACCTCAAGGCGGCCGGCCGCAACCCGTTCGGGCGGCTGTACGATGACGCAGCCGACGTCGGGTTCGTGATGCGCTCCGATCGCACTGGTGAGGTTGTGGTGTACGCCCTCGCCAGCGAAGAGCATAGCGAGGACGGCGACCTGCTCTGGTTGTTCCGTCCCACCCAGGCGTCCGCCCGTCGCGTCCCGGCCGCCGCCGATACCGTTGTCACCATCCTCAACGACTAGGAGCCAACCATGAACAGACCGAAACCAATACACGTCGTCGTGATCGGGCGCGGCCGGTTCCCGACCGACATGCTGCGGTACGACGGCGCGTGCCCGGCAACGGAGTCCGACTCCGTGGCGATCGAGGCCACGGGCCTGCGTGCGGTTCGCCTCGAGTCCAGGGTACAGCCGACCATCGGGCGCTGGT